TGACCGACTTGCCGGCCTTGTAGAGCGCGAACGCGTGGTCGAGCTTCGCAGGGTCCGCTGGAAGGGCCATGTCTACAACCTCGAAACGGTTGAGGGCTGGTATTTCGCTAATGGAATTATAGCGCATAACTGCCGGTGCACCCTCGTACCGGCGTGACCCGCGCGGCCGGATAGCGCCGCATCCACCACGAAGGGCCGTCCCGATGGGGCGGCCCTTCGGCATGCCTGGAAGGAGGCCCGGCAGTGTCCACACCCCTGAGCTACGCCTGGGCGCCCATCACCAAGTCCGAGAAGCAGGACGATGGGACGCTCATCGTCTACGGCCCTGCCGCGTCCTCCGCCCTGGACCGCGACCACCAGCGTCTTGACAGCGCCTGGCTGGACCAGGCGATGCCCAAGTGGCTGGCCGCGGGCGGCGGAGTCCGCGAGCAGCATGACCCGAAGAGAGCTGTCGGTGTCGGCGTGGGCCTGTCCAAGGGCGACGACGGTGCCCACTTCCTCACCGCCAAGATCGTGGACCCGGTCGCCGTCAAGAAGGTCGAGCACGGCGTGCTGCGCGGCTTCTCCGTCGGCATCAAGTCCCCCCAGATCCAGATGGGGAAGGCGGACGCCCCGAACGGCCTGGTGACCGGCGGCGAGGTCATTGAGGTCAGTGTCGTCGACCGGCCGGCGAACCCTGGCTGTCTGTTCGAGCTGGCGAAGGCTGACGCGGCCGGCGACCTGGCCGCGGTCGAGGACGCCCAGGTCGTGGAGACGACCGAGCCCGCCGCGGACCGGAAGATCGTCACGAAGGCCGACCTGCGGAAGGCCATCAAGGCAGCCGACCAGGACGCCGTCAGGCGGGACATCAGCACGCGGGCCAAGGCCCTTGGATTGGAGGGCATGGTGCCCAGCAACTGGAACGGTGACGGCAGCCTCGCCAAGGGCGACGACACCGCAGAGACCACCCCGGAGGAGACGGCCGCCGTCGACCCGGTGGTGGAGAAGGCGGAGGCCCTGCTTCGTGAGGTCCGCGCCCTTGTGCCGGAACTCGCCAAGGCCGACGACACCGCCGCCGGCGGCGAGGCGATGGACATTGCGGGCGCCGACCAGGCCATCGCGTGCATCGCCCAGCTCATCATCAACGAGGCCGAAGAACTCGCCAAGGGTGAGCTGAACGAGATCACGGACATCAGCATCCTCCTGGACGCTGTGCGCTCCCTGAAGTGGTTCAAGGAGCGCGAGCAGGCCGGGGACATGCTGTTCGCCGAGAAGCCCGACACCGCGAAGGCCGACGAGCCCGAGCCCGGGGCCGCGAAGGCTGACGAGCCCGAGGCCGAAGCGGTCAAGGCCGACGAGCCCGAGACCGCGCCGGCCACCGAGCCGGAAGCGGCCAAGGCCGATGAGCCTGAGACCGCCAAGACCACCGAGCCCGTCACCGTGAAGGCTGACGAGCCCGAGACCGTCAAGGCCGACGAGCCGCAGCCGGAATCCCCGGCCGCCACCGTCCCGGCCGCCACCCAGACACCGGACTACATCACCAAGGCGGACGTCGCCGAACTCATCACGAAGGCTGTCGCAGAGGCCACCACCGCCACGAAGGAGCGCACCGAAGTGCTCGAGGCGGAGCTGGCGAAGGCGCAGAAGGCCATCGGAGAGTTCAGTGCCATGCCGCAGCCGGGCGGGCCGGTCATGACCCGCACTGCCGCGCAGGAGCAGACCGCCCGCCAGGGCGACGCCGAAGCGCTGCGCGCGCGGGCCCGCGCCTATCTGTCGAAGTCCGAGCAGGTCACGGACCGTGATCTGCGTGAGGGCTACCGAGAGAAGGCCGCGGAGCTCATGGCCAAGGCCGAAGCGTGACCCCGCAGCACCTCCCCACGTCAAACCTCCAAGGCTCCACCCCCATATCGGGTGGGGCCTTTCGTATGAAAGGCGAAAGCCGTGGCTCTGCCCAGCGTTGACACCCTGTTCGGCGGTACGCCGGACGCCCCCCGTCTGTCCAAGTCCGATGTGGCCACTCGCTTCGATGAGCTGATGACGGCCGTGGACTCGGCCCCGGTCCGTACCCTCGGCGCGCAGGACGTCACCCAGGCGTTCGCTCAGGGGCACGGGATCGACTTCACCCAGCAGCCCACCACCGCGTACGGTGCGCTGACGAAGGCCCTGGACACCCCGGAGATCGCCAAGGGCCTGTCCGCGGAAGCGCTCGCGTCGGTGACGTCCGCGCTCGCGGACCTCAAGTCGCAGCAGCCGGACCTCGTCAAGGACATCACCACCTCGTCCCCGCTGAGCACCGGTCTGGTCGCGTTCGACCTGGAGGCGCCGGCGAAGCTCCTGACGCCGCGCCCGACGCCGCTGCGCAACCGGCTGCCGCGCCGCCGCGGCATCGGCCTGTCGCACCGCTTCAAGGTGATCTCCGGGTTCACCGGCACCGGCACCGGTGGTATCGGCTCGATCCACCCCGGTATCGCGGACAGCACCCAGAACAACTTCGCGCCGACCGGTGCGGGCAACAACCTGATGTACGCGCGTGGCCCGAAGATCTCGTATGCGGGTTCCGATGTGACGGTGCCCTACGCGCAGTTCTCGGTGTCGGACCAGGTGACGTGGTCGGCGCAGTACGCGGGCCAGGGCTACCAGGACATCCGCCAGCTGTCCCGCACGTCGCTGATGTACTCCAGCATGCTGCTGGAGGAGCGCATGCTGCTCATGGGCCGTGGCACCGCCGCCGGGTTCTCCGGTGCGCTTGCCGCGCCGACCGGCCTGGCGCTGGGCACCCCTCGCGCGGCTGGGGCCGGCGAGACCGGGCTGACCGGTGTGACGACCGCGATCTACGTGAAGGTCACCTCGGACGCCGGTGACTTCGGCCAGTCGGTCCTGTCGTCGGCCGCGACCGTGGCGATCGCTAACGGGCAGGTCGTTGACCTGACGTTCAACCTGCCGGCGGGTGCGCTCGGTGCCCGCGTCTACATCTCCACGGGTGCCGCCGACCCCGGCGACGCCGCGCGCTTCTTCCTCGCCCGTACCGGCGCCGGGAAGATCACCATCCAGGGTGCGCTGCCCACGTCCGGCCTTGCCGCGTCCGCGGTCACGGCGGACACCTCGGCGTTCTCCAACGGGTACGACGGCATCCTGCCGATCGTGACCGGACCGAACTCCGGGTACGTCAACCGGCTCAACAGCACCCTGTCCACCGCCAACCCGGGCGTCGAGTTCCAGACCGCGTTCGCCAAGCTGTACGACGCCGTCAAGGCCGACCCGGACCGCATCCTGTTCAACGGCGGCGACCGCAAGCAGCTCTCCGACACGCTGAAGAACAACTCGTCGTCCAACTACCGCATGACGATCACCCAGGACCAGGTGACCGGCGTGACCCTCGGCGATGTGGTCAACACCATCATCAACGAGGTCACCGGCAAGGGCGTGGCCGTCGAGGTCCACCCGTGGCTGCCGCAGGGCAACGCCCCGATCCTGTCCGACACGCTGCCCATCCCGGACACCGAGGTGTCCGACGTGTGGGCCGTGTTCAACGTCCAGGACCTCATGGGCATCGACTGGCCCGTCAACCAGTTCGCGTTCGAGTCCAGCTCGTACTGGTTCGGAACTTTCGTATGTTACGCACCGGCCTGGAACGGTGCCGTTACCGGCATCCTGCCGGCCTAGTCCCCATCCACCGGAGGCCCGTACCCCTGCCTGGGGTGCGGGCCTCCGGTGCCCTCTGGAGAAGGAGACCGGCATGGCACGCCTGTGCATGCCTGACGGTGCTGTCCGCGGCATCGACATCCAAGGCGCCCAGACCGGCGTCAACACGAGCTACACCCCCGGCCGGGACGGCACCGTCACGGTCGACAACCCGAGGCACGAGAGGGCGCTGCGCGAGTACGGGGCGTTCCCCGCGAACCTGGGCGGCCGTACCCGCGGCGGCTATCGCTGCGAGGCGTGCGGGTTCGGCTCGTTCTTCGCCAAGTGCGGCCGCTGCGACGGCGTATGTGAGAAGGAGAACGACTGATGCCACCCCGTAAGCGAGCCACCCCCGAGGCCGACGACCAGGCGCAGACCCCCGTGCCGGCCCCGGACTTGGAGCAGCAGCCCGCCACCCCGGCCGCCGCCACCCCGGCCGCGCCCGAGCCGGTTGCCCCCGCGCTGGCCGAGACCCCGGAGCCGGTCGCCCCGGACCCGGACCCGGCCCCGGTTGCCGCGGATGAGGGGTGGGAGGCGTCGGCCGCCGCACTGGACAGCGCGCCGGCCCTGTGCCGCGATCACTACCCCGACCCCATCACCATCGCCACCAGCGTGACCGCTGTCGCCTGCGAACACGGCTCCTGGATCCGCACCGGATCCTGACGGGCCGGCCAAGAGAAGGGGTGGGCCCGTGCCAACCGTCCCGTACATCTCCGCCGCGGCGTTCGCCGCCCACCCCACCTACATGGACCTGGACGACCTGCGCAACGGGTCCTCGTCGCCCGCAGACCAGACCGCGGAGCTCACGAACCTGCTGCTGATGGCGTCGCAGTGGGCCGACGACCAGTGCAACCTGCCGCGCGGTCTCGGCGCCCACACCGTCACCCAGCAGACCCGTGCCCGGGTCGACCGGGCCGGGAACCTGAAGATCCACCCGGATGACGTCCCGCTCCTTGGGGTGTCGTCACTCGCTTACGGCCACACCCCCACCGCGCTCACGGATGTGGACGTATCGCAGGCGTGGGTGGAAGACGGCCGAAACGTGGTGCTCCCGCTCGGAGGTGGCGGCCCGTGGTCCGGGGCGCTGCAATTCGGGACGCCCGTCTCGGGCGGCGAGGTGTTCGTGAGGTTCACGTACACGGCCGGTTTCGTCGCGACCGTCCTCACCGCCGACACGACTGCGGGGGCCACGTCGCTGACGGTCGCGGACCCGACCGGGATTCTGCCGGGCAGCTCCTACCGGATCTGGGAGCCCGGGCAGGAGGAGACCGTCACGGTGTCCCCGTCCTGGACGCCACCGGCCGCGGGCGTCCCGGTGCAGCCGACCGTGGTCACCCTCGCCGGGCCCACGCTGAAGGACCACATGGCGGGGCATGACTTTTCCGGGATGCCGTCCGTGCTGCGGCTGGCCGTCACGAACTACACCGTGTCGTTGCTGATGCGGCCGGACACGGCGGCCGAGGACGCCTACCCCGACACCCAGTTGTCGGCGGGCACCCGGCAGAACGACCCCCGCCGGGACGGCTCCGGCCTGGTCGCCGAGGCCGAGCGCATCCTGTCCACGTACGCCAGGGTCAGGTGAGCGGACGGTGAGTATCCAGTCCGTCCTGGACGGCATCGGCCGCTACTTCGGCGGCGCCTACGATCCGGCGACCCGCGCTTACCGGTCTTCGCCGGTGGCCGGCGTCGGCGTGGTCCGGCGGGCGTGGGCCAAGCGTGATGATCACGCGGACTATTTCCACAACATGCCGCCCGGTACCCGCACCGGTAGCCAGATCGTGGTCTACATCCCCCGCAGCAGCGAGACCCGCTTCGCTCTCGGCGGCGCCACGGGCGGGCAGAAGAACGTGCTGTACGAGGTGCAGTTGGCTTGCTACGTCCGCTCCCGCACCCCGCACGCGGAGGACGCGCAGGACGACGTGTACGCGCTGCGGGACGCCCTGGTGGAGCACCTGCGGGCGGACCGCACGCTTGGCGGGGCGGTGTTCCAGGCCGGTGAGCACGTCGATGGCGGCAGCGGGTCGGTCGACATCGAGTACGGCCAGCCCGAAACGAAAGCCGAGCTGACCAAGAGCTTTCTGCTGATGACGTTCCCCGCGCTGGAGATCGCCCAAGCCTGACGCGCGTCTCCTTCCCCTGTTGTCCACCTGACCGGAGTTCCGCATGCCCGTGAAGTCCCCGACGCCCGAGCCGGACCCGACTCCGGCCAGCACCGACACCGCCCCCGCCCCCGAGCCCGCGCCGACCAGGTCGGACCAGGCCGGGGCGTACATCTTCACCGGCCCTCTGCCGACCCAGTACCTCCACGTGCCGCTCACCGCGTACCCCGCCAGCGACGACAGGCCGGCAACGGTCTTCGACTGGCCGTTCGGCGTACCCGCGGACGGCCGCTGGGAGCCCACCCGCAAGAAGCCCAACCAACTGCCGGACAACGCCCCGGCCGCCCCGGAAGGGAAGTGACCGGTGCCTACACCCGCCACCTTCGCATCGACCAAGCAGTTCGTCGGCGTCGCCATCGAAGCCATTCAGGGCACGCCGGTAGCGATGACCGCGACCCAGCTCCTGACGACTTTCACGCCGTCCGACAAGCCGACGTTCATCAAGGACCAGTCGTGGCGCGGCAGCATGGGGACCGACGCGTTCGCGCAGATCCTCGGTACCGCCACCGCGGACGTCAGCCTCGGCGGCCCCGTGTACGGGGACACGGCCGGGTACTGGCTGAGGAACATCCTCGGAGACCTGTCCGTGACCGGCACGCCGACCGGCACGGGCTCCACCACCCTGTCCTCCCCGGCCGTGGCCGGCGCGACGTCGATCTCGACTGCGATCACCATCTCGGCGGGCACGCTGGTGCAGATCGGCAGCGGGGCAACCGCTGAGATCGTCACCACCGGCACCCCGTCCGGCTCCGGCCCGTTCGTCATCCCGATCACCACGCCGACGTCGGGCCTGCTGTTCCCGCACGCGTCCGCGCAGACGGTCGTTCCGGTGCAGCTTGCCGGCCCGTTCACCTACTCCTGGTCGCTCCTGAACTCCGGGGGCGGGCAGCCGCCCGCGCACACCCTCACGCACTCGTACGGCCCGACCGCCACGTCGGGCGCCCGCCAGTACCCCGGGTTCTGCCTGTCGCAGTGCAACTTCACCTTCAACGCCGAGTCCGAGCTGTTCGCATGGTCGGGGCAGGGCACTTCGTTTCCTTCGGTTGCCCTGGGCGCGGCACCGACCGCGAACCCGACCACCGTGCTGCCGACCGCTTCGTGGCGCACCAAGATCGGTATCGGCGGGCCGGCGACCGGCGGGACCCTCGTGCAGACCGTCACGGACGGCGAGATCGACATCACGCGCGAGTTGCAGCCGGTGTTCACCGCGAACGGAGTACGCACCCCGTACCTCATCCAGCGTGGCGGACTGTCGGTGGCCGGGAAGTTCAACTTCAGCGCCGTCTCAGACGAGTCGGTGCTGCTGTACATGCTGAACAACACGCAGCCGCAGGTGCAGATCGTCGCCGACAACGGCCTGGCCGGCAACGCCCAGATCATCGTGCAGATCGACATGCAGTCGGCGGCGTTCACGCAGGCCGACCCCGACACCGGTAAGGCCGCGGTCGGCTACCAGTCCTCGTTCGCGGCGAACTTCAACACCACGAACGCGGGCGGCAGCGGCGGCCAGTCCCCGATCAAGGTGTCCGTGACCTGCGCCGTTCCGCCCGGCACCTTCTAGTCCATCGCCGGTTCCCCCTTGTCTGCGGTCCCGGAGTGGAAGGGCCCCGGGACCGCACCCTCCTTCCAACTGAGAGGCCACCCTCATGTCCGACCGTCACCCCCTCG